CTTGATCCGATGTCATTGGCATTTCAGCGCCAACCATTCTTAAGAAACCTGCTAACGTTCTGTTACCATATCTCTCAACTTCAGCTTCATAAAGCTCAGGTAAATACTGTTGAGCCCAGTCAGACGTACCGTCTGCAAAGTTCAAATAGTTATTATCTAATGCTTGTTTCTTTTGAGCTGGAATTAAACTTGCAGGAAAACTCCCACTTGTTGCAAAACTCATAATTTATATTTTTAGTTTAAGTTATTTTTTTGTTTTTATTTTTAACTTAGAACTATCTACACCACTAATTGCTTTTATTTTTAATCCATTAATAAACATTTCACCAGAGCTAGTAGCTCTAATTTCATTTGTTATATTTTTAGATTTAGCATTAACATCTCTTATAGCGTCAGTTTTACCTTGCTCGTAAAAATGTTTTGCTATTTTATCAGCGTTATTAGCAGTATACAAGGCTTTGTGATAACCTCTATAATCTTCGATTTCACCTTTTTTATCTAGGAACTTCCCAACAAAATTATTTAAATCAGATTGATTTTGAGCAACATCATTCTTGTTATTTACATTATATCTAAAAGCTTTTTCTCCAACATTATATTCAAAACCTTTGAATTCATCAGAGAATAATTTTTTAGTATTTTTTGTAAAACTTTCGTGACGTTGTTGAATCACCTTCTGTTCTTCGTTGTATCTATTGAAAAAGTCATTAGCTTTTTTTTGTTCTTTAGATACTGAAGGTTTCAACTTGATCTCTTCATAGTATTTTTCTTTAGAACTATTTAAAAAGCTTTTGGCTTTGGCAATTTCTTCTTTGTAAGCTAGTTTTTTCTTTTTAACCACTCTTTCTTCTTCATCTTCATCCCATGCAAAATTATCATCCATTAAGAATTCTATTTCTTCTGAATTTAAATGTGGCTTGCTTACACTGTAATATTCTTTAAGTAATTGTTCTCCGTTTAACTTACTATAATCTTTATTTAGCTTGACATAGTCTTCAACAGTTCCACCAGTATTTTTCATAAAGTCTACTAACTTTTCAATGTTTTCTGGTAGTTCTATTTGTGGATTTTCTTTTACTTCTTCTTTAATTTCTTCTACAACCTCTTCAGTTTGTTTAACTTCTTTATCTGTTTCTTCTACTTTTATTTCTTCAATAATTGGAGATTCCTCAGTTTTAGTTTCTTCTACTACAGGTTGTTCAACCTTAACTTCTTCCACTTTAGTTTCTTCAACTACTTCTGGTTCAGTTTTAGTTTCTTCTTTTGGCTCTTCTTTTTTAGCCATATCTAGCTTAGTTACTTCTTTATTAGTAACTAATTTTTTAGGTTTCTTTTTTATTTTAAAGTCACCTTGTTCTAGTTCGCCAGCGGCGGTTTCTTTTATTTGTTCTGACATAATATAATATAATAGTTAATATAAAATTATCTAGGGGCAAATTGGTCTAAACTAACTCCGCCTAAATTATCGTTACCCTTAGATTCAAAGTTGATAGGTAAACCATCTTGCTTTCTTTGGGTTATCATTTCACTCTGTTGAGTACCTTGAAGCTTAATTCTTTTGTCTTTTCTATCTTCAATTTCTTTTTCTTTTTGAGACATAACTCTAGACTGCTCTTTAGCTAGCTTAATGTTATAGTCAAATTCTTGTTGCATTAAACCTCTTTTTATCTCTGCTTCAGTCTGCATTCTTTGTATCTCAAACTGTGACTTGGCTTGTTCTACCTGGACTTTACTATTAGTTAAAGCTTCTTGTTTTTGCAACTCAGCTAAAATCGTTTTTTCTGCAGTTTCAGCTTGAGCTTGAGCTTGAGACTGTATTTGCTGAAGTTTTAGCTCTTGATCTTTAGCTTGCTTTTCTTGTCTTCTTTTCTTAAGTAAAGTATTTGCTAATTTTAAATTGTTTACATTTCTGATGTCAATAGCGTCTTCTAAATCTATAGATTGAGTAGATAAAGCTACTTGAATGTTTTGTTCTAATTTAGCTTTTTCTTCGTCATCAGGTTCTAATTCTATAAATATACCAAAATCGTGCATGTTGACACTAGTTAATTCGTCTAGTGTATTAGTATTAAAATTAGATATACTATTTATCAAAGACATTCTAGTCAAAGGAAACATTAGAGAGTCACTAACTCTTAATGATATATTTTCACAAGTTCTAAGTGTTAAATATAAACTTGCTTGAAGAATATGTCTTGTAGCCGTATTTGAATTAGCTGCAGCAAGCTTTTGTATACCTACTAAAGAATTTTTATCTGGAACACTACCATCTCTAGCTTCATTAAGCCCGGTAACATCTCTAATCATTTGTAAATAGTAATTATACGTCTGAATTAAAGAATTTATTTTGGCTCCTCCAGAAGAAGATTGAAGTTCTTGTACAGGTATTTTACCTCTGTTAATTTCACCATCTTGAGTTAAAGATCTACCTATAACACTACCAGTTTGAAAATACATATTCAAAGCTTCAGCTGGATTATAGTTAGTACCATTACCTAGATCTACTTCTGCTAAACCATCCATGTCTAAATAAACTCCATCAGGAACCATTCTAGACATTACTTGTTGAAGTTTTAAATGAGTGAGCTGTATCATGTCAGCAAACCCAGTTACTCTACTTACTAAGCTTTCTATTCTACCTTGATACATTCTAGGTGCCGTTATAGTATAACTAAGATTTACTTTACTTGTATCAGCATAAGGTCTTGTCATATTTTCTGCCAAACGCCAATCAAGCATTTCTTCCATGCCTAACACTTTAGCTCCACTATATAGTGTTTCTATACTTCTAGAAGCTTTTTTAAAGTTGTCTGTTTCTTTTACTTCTAAAAAAGTATCTTCTTTTTCAATAGTTTTTTCTAACCCTGTAGCAGTAGTTTTTATTTTAAACACTTGGTCAATATAACTTTTCCACTCAAAATATAATACTTGAACTGTATTCTGATCGTATCTACCATTAAAATTAGGCGAATAAGCTGTGTTACCTGTGTAGTTTTGTAGTTTTTTAACTTGTTCTGGAGTTAAACTAGGAAATTGTTTTTTAAGTTCTACTATAGGAACATTTTTAACTTCACCTACGTAGTATACATCTTCAAAGTTAGGATCGTTAGTATATGAGTATACTATGTTAGAAGGATCAACATAATCAATAACTATTCCTTCAGCTGGATTCCATGAAGTTTTAACACAAGATATTCCTAAAACTGTTAAATCATAATTAAGTCTTTTTCTAATTAAATGATATTTGTTTTTATCTAATATTTGTGAAATAAGTTCTTCTTCTGCAACTTCTATAGATTGTTTATAATCCATTTGCATATGTGCTGGAATATCTTCTAATGTTTCAGGAGTATTTTTAGCAGTGGATTCAGATAGATCTATACCAAATTGCTGCATAACCATTTCATTAAACTTTTTAGCCTCTATGTCCATCATTATTCGCTGAGCATATAAAGTTCTTTTTCTTAATGAGGTAGGATCTTGAGCTAAAGCTTTTACTTCATAAGATCTTTGAGACATGCCATTAACAACAATATCTACAAACTTAGGAATAATAGGTACAGGTTTCCAGTCTAGGTTTAAATAAGATAAATCTCCATTTATAGCTAGTTCATCTTTATATTTTTGTACTGGCTGTTCTGCTCTAGCGTAAAGTCTTAAATTATGAAAGTTATTGTAGTTTGTCATGTATCTATAACCAACTCCTTGTGAATTTCTAAACCATTCACCTTCAATAGCTCTCGCAACTTTTAAACCATATTCGTAAGTAGCTTTCTCAGCAGCAGGTACGACCTGGTCCGGAAATGTACTATATGTAGTTGTAGCTTGCATATATTAATTAATTTTTGATATTACGCCGGTATTATCATAAGTTCTAATACCAAGATTTATTTTATTAGTAATTTTGTTAGGCACAGGTCTATATAAATTTTTATTACAAGCCATTATAGCAAGTCCTGAGCTTATAGTAGCATCGTGCTTAGTTCTACTGTTTATATTAAAAACAGCCCAATCTTCTAATGTTCTTTGATGATACATATCACCATATGAATTATCTTTAGATCCTACAAATTTTTCAATATAACTTTCCACAGCAGCGGCGTGAGCTTGCTTTATATCCTCACTTGAGTTAGGTATTCCACCTATCTCTCTCTCCGTTATAGATAATTTATTAATAAGCTTATCAGGCCTATTCATTGAAAAACCTCTATAACCTCTACGCTTAAAATAGTACAGTAGTCTTGGTTTGTTGTTTTCGCAAAGTAAAGGCATGCCGTAAAATACACAAGCCATTAACACATCTTCAAAGAATATCTCAGCAGTTTGAGGTCTAGCTATATACTCTAAGAAGAAATGATTAGAAGGAGCTTCCTCCATAGAAAACTTAGTTAAACCATGAAGCGCTCCATTAGAACCTTTACCATCAACAGTACCACTAATATCATAACTATCACAACCAAAAGCACCAATATGTTCGTTACCAGGGTATTTAATTCCATTTTTTATAATCACTCGATTTTGAAGATTTTTAGGTGGAACCCAGCTAATTCTAAATCTACCATCATTATTAGGATGAAAAATAACACTGGTATCTTTAATACCGTTCACCCAACTAAAACTTCCTTTAGTTACATTTAAGCTATTATTTAAAGAATCATTATAATCTATTTGTTCATAGATTTTTACTAAATTAAATAAACTTTGTTTTGTTTCATCTCTAAAAGCATGAGCTTCAGTTCTTGGGAATTGTCTATAATACTCGTTTAAACTATCTTGATCAGACTTTAAGCCTTCAACCTCGTTTTCCCAGTGTTCAATAACGCCTGTTGTAATTTCAAAACCGTCAACTCCTTTGATTGGATCTTCTTTTCCAATGAAAACAGGTGATCCGTAAGAATCCATGAATCCTTCGTAGTTCCATTCCATAGGGACGAACAAAGAATAGAGTCCAGAAGAAGTTTGTCCATTTCTATTTCTTTTTGTAACGTCTGAATTATAGTATAATTTTTTGAAGTTGTTTCCACCTTTGTCTAATGAGTTAGATGTTGAGCCCATCATACACTTACCTACGATTCTAGAACCAAGACGCAATGTAGTTTTTGTAACTCTCCAGTTATTTAATATATTATCAGGTCTCTCCCATTTGCCACTTTCATCATGTGCTAATAGCTTTAACTTTTCACCGTCATAAGAGTTGTCACCAGTATTTTTCCAGTCAATAGTTGTATCAAGCCCGTCTAGTTCTCTTAATTGTTCATTGCTTTCAAGCTTCCTTCTAGTAAACTTTGAAGCTGGAACTCTGTATGCAAGTTCTGTTTTAGGACGATCCATACCGTCTTGTATCGGTTTGAAGAAAAACGGATAGTTAACGGATATTGGAACGACTTTATCTGTAAACATTTTTTTAGCATCTGCTCCAGATTTAGACAATATACCGAATCTGGAGTCACTAGATATTGTTGCTTGGTTAACAAGCTCGGCCGAGGACATAAATGAAAATCCAGATCGTCTGTTTTTAAGATAGCACATGCCGTAACATCTGTTATCTGCCTTGCATGCTTCCCAAAATAAAAAGAATAATCTATTTGCTTCTCTGTAATCTGGTGCTCCAACGTCGATCTTTGACCATTGTAAGTACATGTAATGAGTACCAGTAATATAAGTAGGAGTACCGTTATTATAGAACCAGTAACCTTGCTCTCTTCTTTTAAATTCTTCATCTATATAATCGTACCATTTTTCTTTAAAATCAGCTGGATATTCTTCCCAGTCAAACCTATTTTTAATCCTACTTAACTCTTTTGGATATTCTGCTTTTTCCCAGCGTTGCTCCGCTTTTTCTTTACTTCGTTTAAACGGTTCATCTGCTGTTGGTAGAGCAATTCTGAGATTCTGTATTTCAATGATTTGTCCAATTTTTCCAGTTTTACTTATTACTATAAAATCATAATCAGAGTTATAACCATACTCCCATTTTTTAAATCTATTGTTTTTAGCTAGTATCTTAGGATTTACAACGTCTTTAATTTCTTTCCAAAGGGTTTGTTTGTAACTCATTTGCTTCTCCCTTCTGCAAAACCTTTAAAAGTTTTTTGTTCTTTAAGTTCTTTTGGTTTTTCATTTAACATATCTTCTTCTAGTTGGATTCTGTTAAGTATTTCAAAAGCATCGAATATAGCAAGTTTTTTTGTTGCGGCAGCATTTTTTAATCTATCAGCGCTTACATCATCGTCTGAGTCAACAATCTTTTCTTTTGCTACCTTAATAAGTTCCTCAACTGCTTTTTGCCCAGCTTGGATTATTTTCTTCTTCGTTTCCTTGGTATTCATGAGTTAAAGCTATATCATTAGATTTCATACAATAAAGTCGTTCACCTTCTATAATAAACTCAAACTCAGAGTTAGGTGTAAACGTAATAAGTGTTCCAGGTGTTATTCCTAGTGCTTCTAAGGAACTATTAGAATATTTTACTATACCAACATTAGGTTGTTCTTTTCTGTTCTCTAAAAAGCTTTGGTTTTTTAAGGGTTTTACAAAACAATAATCTAAATGCGTTTTTAGATTATACATATAAATCTGTCCTGGTGAAACAAAATACAAGTCATCTTTAAAATAAGTCGAGCTGTTTCTTTCGTTACCTTTTTGATCATACCATCTTCTAAATATATTGTGATGAACATAAAGTTCATCTCCTATATTTATTTTAGTTTTATAAGCTGAAGGCGTAGAAACAACAATAGCTTTTTTACTAATAAACTTGTGATCTTCAATACTAGTGTTAACAATGAAGGTTTTATCATTGATCTTCTTTGTATTATCATACCTTTTATTAAACGGCTTAATAATAAAATTATATAAACTTTTCATTAATAACTTAAGTCATACTCAACTGAAATAGCCATATTAGAATTAAACTTTTTCCAAGGAAGTACTTCATCGTTTTTTATTATGTATATATTATAAGATCCATCTTGATCTTCAAATATTATATCATTAATTATATGTCTACCATATACTTCTTGGCCTAAAGAATAATGCATAGCTTCGTTTTTATAATCAGCACCTATACTAATCTTTCTTATCTTCTTCATTTTCTACAGGTGTGTAAGTGCCGTCTTCAAGATTTATATTAACGTGGCCATATTTTTCTTCTAATACTTTTTTAAGTTCTTCAATCTCAGTATTTATATCTGCTATTTGATGTAGCATTGCGTGTTTTTTAGTTTCAATAACACCTATATCTAATATTACTTTTTGAAGATTTTCTTGTTGTGTTTTAGCTTTTTCAAGCTCTTCTTTAGTTATTTTATTTTCCATTTTATTTAATTTAATTGTATTTTAATTTTAAAACCTACGAATTTATTATGGTACGAGGCTTGAATATGTAGCTCCATTAACTAATGTTGCTGGGTTATTTCCTGAGCCTGAATCATTTCCATTATCTTCAAACCTCCACCAATTAATTGGATTTAAACTTGAAACGTCTGTTGGAGTTCCACCATTCCAAATGCTTGCAATTTGCGTACTAGACAAAGCATAATCATACGTGGAAAACTCATCAAGGTTACCGATCAATCCAAATCCAGTTCCAACATAAGATGGTAAACCTCCAATTACAGCGACATTTGCTGCATAAGTGTCTGAGTCAGTTCCTGTACTACTATCTGGTTGACCATTTATAAAAAAGTTTATAGTTCCTGATGTTTTTCTAAGTACAATATGATTCCAAGAGCCAGTATTAATTGCTGTATTAGAAGTAAATTCTCCATTAGTATGTCCGTAAACAATTTTTGTTGCAGTTCCATTGTCAAAAGCTGAAAGATAAGGTACAACAGCATTAGATGAATAAGCAACACTATAACCAGATGATGTTGTTAAATTTATCCATACTGACCAAGTATAACTTGTGCCCCAGCCGTTATTATTTGTATTTGCTACGGCACCGCTGGTAGGAAGTAATAAACTTTTTGTGTTAGGAAAAGGTGGTGCAGGAGGTGTTCCTCCACCGCCTCCAGGCCTTGAAGGCCCAGGTAAATTAGATAAATCGGGGATTGGCATCCCCATTCCCATCTTCATAATTTAAAATAAAGCTATTATATCAGTTGCTGTAGTTGTTTGTGCTGGTACGCTATTATAACCGTATATTTTAGTAGCTAATATAGGTAAAAAAGATCCAGCCGTAACACCTTTAAATATTACTCTATCGCCGCTTTCTAGTTCTACGTCAATATCTCCTGCGCCACCAACATATATACAGGCTCCTCTTGACATGACAACTGCCGTGTCTGCTGGAGGTGTTGGGTATGTATATACAAAAGCATCAGCCGCTGATGCCGGTAGTGTTATAGCATTAGCTGCATGAGCAAATACTCTTGGTTGAGCTGCTTCATTACCTTCTAAGCCAGCTATATCTATTGTTGTTGTTCCTGCTGCCATTTTTATTTATTTATTTTTGTTATTTTTTCTGCGCCTCTTGATCCAAAGTACGCTACATAAACTGTTACCAGTAATGTTTTTAATAAGTTTATCCAAGCATCATCTACGTCGAACTGCAAATGAAAAGAATCTACAGCCATCATAAACACGGCTGATCCAGTTAAGAACACTAAAGCTAGTGGTCTAGTATTTTTACTTAACCAAGAGTCAGACTTCATGTCGGCTCTCCATCTGCTAGATATTTCTTTCATTTCAGCTATATCTTGTTCTATAAGTTTCATAGCTTGCTCTTTGTCAACAGCTTTAATCTTACTATCACTTGATATAAGATTTTTTACCACACCAAGTGTTCCTTGATTAGGTAATATATCCCCAAGAGCTTGTAGTACTTTAGGAGCTTTGCTTGAAAGAAAAGCGCCAATTTTTGTTTCTTTTAATGTTTTCTTTGACATATTAACATTTTTGCCCAAACACACATAGTGTTGCAGATTTTGTTGAATATTGAGGTTTTCTATTTTTCTTCTTGTATTTAGTTTGTTTAGGTCTTCTTGATGATCCAGAACCTTTTTTCTTTTTTGTAGTAGTAGTTGTAGTAGTAGGTTTTTTTGTAGTTTCTATAGTTCTAAGTTTCGGTTCAGATGATGTAGTTATTTTAGCTTCTCTAGTAGGTATTAATTCTTCAACTTTAACATCTTTCTTGTTATATGCTTTAGCCGCTTTAGTAAATTTTTCTAATGTAGGATATTTACTTTTATCTGCTTTTTTATAAGCCTCTTCATATCCAATTATACCTTTTGAACCAGGTGAACCACCTTCTCTAGTTGTAGTAAAAGTAAATCTTTTCATCCCTGTTTCAGGGTTAACATCTTCTTTAGTAGTTCTAGTTACTTTCTCTTTTTCACCTTCTCCTATACCTTCAGTTACTGTAGGACCTAATAATGCTGTTACATTTTTAAAAGCCGCTGTTGGGCCTCTACCCGGAGTCTGTCTATATGCCATAACTTATTTTTTAGTTTTTTTGTCTTTTTTTATTTTATTACCTTCTTTATCAAGAACTCCTATGTTTATTAAAAAATCTTTTTTAGTATACTTACCATCTCCAGATACATCTTCTGCAGTAGGTCCTTTGCCTTTGCCTTTTACGCTACAGCCAAAGTTTTTAGCATAGTTAGCCATTTTAACAACAGATGGTTTATATTTCTTTTTGTTTTTCATTACAGCACTTGCTCCAGCACAAGTAGATTTACCAGGCATATTCTTTTTTACCCATTTAGTAAACTTACCTTTATTTTTTGGATCAATACTTATATCATCTTTTTTCTTAGGCATAATTTATCGTTTATTCATGTTATATGGAAAATTTTTATTAAACCACTCTTTACGGTGATCACATCCGCAGCCACCCGGTATTTTATCGGCTAATCTTTTTATACCTGTAGCTTTAGTAAACTTTTCTATACTATCTCCTAAACCTCTGGATTTCATAAATTCTTATACTCTTCAGTTGCATCAAAACTTGGACAAGCCTTGTTAGCAAACTCGTTGTGTGAATAAATAGCAGCATGTGGATACATAGCCTTTAAGGTTCTAAGTACCGCAAGTAAACTCTGCTTTTGTTTTTCTGTTCTAGTATCTTTCGGGGTCTTACCGTCTTCTTCAACACCGCCACAATAGCATATACCGATAGAATTACGATTATGCCCTGAACAATGAGCCCCGATTTTAGCTATATCTCTACCTTTTTGTATATCTCCACTTATGTCAATATAGAAATGATAGCCTATGTCTGACCAGCCACGACCTTCAACGTGCCACTTCCTTATAGTGTCTACACTTATATCTTGGCCTTCTCTTGTAGCTGAGCAGTGAATAATTATTTCTTTAATATTTCTCACAGTTAAACAGTTTTTTGCCAAGTAAAATATAAATCTTCATTTACTGGAGTTATTTGTTTTTGTATATCAGCATCTATATTAGCTTTTATAAAGTCCATGTCTAAAGCGGCTTCTAGCCAACCTATAACTACGTTTTCAAAAGCTTCAGTGTTTTCATAAGGTACAAAAGTATTACCAGCTGTATATGTAAACTGCTCAGACCCTACGTTACTTGCTGTGTAAGTTTCACCTCCAGACTCTTCTGATCCAGTGTAAGTCCAATGAACATTAAAAATCACATTATCTTTACCTTCAGATTTAATGTGTGCGTTCATTTGGTTAATGTTCCATTTATAACTAATTGCCATTATTTTTTATTTTTTAATTTAATCCATTTATGCGCTGTATATCCAATAGTCATTAATAATAATATTATTTCCAACGCTGGTTCCATCCAGTCTAGGCTTGCTATAGTGAATGAAGTTATATTTAAACAATATAACTTTAAATCTTCTAGTCCCATTATTTTTGAGCTAATAATGCTGGATTACCTTTATATTGAATATTATCTATCTCTAAATCAACTTCAATATTTTCATCTCTAGAATCCATATTTCTAGTGCCAGCTGGCATACATCTTTGTGGTGTAGGAAGTTTAACCCCTGATCCTGCTATTCCTTTTCTCATTTTTTTTATTTTAATTTTCTAAATTAGTTATGTCTACAAGTGCATCCTCTTCTAAATTGTCTTTAAAATCTTTAAAAGCTGATTTTCTATTTTTTCTTTGAGCTCTTCTAGCTAATCTTTTTTCTTTACCTTTTAACTTTTCTCCAGTTTTTTCATATTTTCCAGTTTCAGGATTATAAGTTTTTCCTTTTCTAGCTTTTCTATCTTCTCTTCTATCATCTCTTTTTTTACTTCTAGCAGCAGACATTCCATCATCTATTCCAAAGTCATTTGCTTTTCTAGCAAACCTTAAGAATGCTCCCTGTTCTGCATCCATATCTGCCTCATTAGCCTTAGCTTTATCATAAGCTTTTTGATATTCATCAATTTGATCTTCATATTGCGTTTCTTGCTTATCTAAAATTTCATCTTCTTGTGTAGCAAACTTTATGTCAGTAGGTATTACTTCTTGTTCTGTTTTAACTAGTCCTCCAACGTTAGCGCCACCAGATTCTAAAGCTTCACCTGTTATACTTCCATACTCAGCTGCTGAATTAAATTGTTGAGATGGCATTAGATCCATGGTGTTTCCACCACGAGATGGAATTAAATCCATAGTGTTTCCACTACCTATGGGATTTGTAACACCAGATCCTTGTGTCATTGCAATGTAATTCTGTTGAGTATTAGAGTCAAAACCACCACCAGTGTTTTCTGGTATTGGTATTGGACTTGACAATGCAGCTATGTCTATTGGGCTTACTAGTGGCATATTATCTATTTTTATCTTTATTTAAGCTATTTATAGAAAAGCTTAAAACTTTGTTAGAATATGTATTTTGTTTTAAGTTATTAGGAATATCCTCTTCACCTAACATAATACGATACATTCTGCTTATTAACTGTTTGCACTTGTAAGAAACTTTATATATATGATATTTTTGAGTGGTGTGGTTTCTTTTACGCCACACTGTAATCCACCCTTGTTTCAATAATCTGTTCCAGCGCCTGTTATCCCAGCTATAAGAATATGTACCTGTTATAAAATCATTTTTATTAAAGAATTCAATAGCATCGAGATATATTAAAAGCTCAAGATCTGCATCTTTAAGATCACAGGTTTTACACGCCCATTTACGTATTATCCTGTAATGTTTTAAAAGTTTTAAATCTTTAAGATCTGATGATGTTAATTTTCTCATAACACTATTACAACATCTTGCTCTTTAATCACTTTGTATTGTTCTTTTTTTATTTCAATATTAAATCCAGCTGCTTTATCATAGTAAACTTCGTCACCTGTTTTCAATAAAGTTACATCAGAGCCAGGTTCTATAACTTTAGCTCTTCTGTATCTTATGTCTTCTCTTTGTTTTTCAGCTAGAATCAAACCTCCTTTTGTAGTCGTATCAACTTCCTTGATAGGATCTATAACTAAATATTTACCTACCGCTTTCATATTCTTATGTTATTAATCACACAATCAGTTGATAATATAGTTGTGGCTACTGAAGCCGCGTTAGCTAATGCACTTTTAGTAACTAACAAAGGATCTATAATTCCGGCTTTTACCATATCTACCGTATTTCCTGTAACCACATCTAATCCTTTACCTTCTTCAAGCTTTTTTAATTCTTCAACCCCTGCATTTTTTAATATTAATTCATAAGGTCTTCTTATGGCTTGATATAATACTTCTTCACCTATACAGGTTGGTTTTAAATTAAAGCTAGCATTTAAAAGAGCTATACCACCACCTGGTACTATACCTTCTTTAATCGCGGCTTTTGTAGCACAAATAGCATCTTCTACCCTATCTTTCTTTTCTTTTAACTCTATTTCAGAATTAGCGCCTATTTTTACTACGGCAACTTTAGCTTTTAACTTAGCTAATCTTTTTTCGAGCCTAATGATAATATTAGGGTTTTTAGTTTCTTTAATTTGATCTTCAAGTAGCCTAATCGTATCTTTAACTTCACTTTTATCGGCAATATCCACTTGTAATATAGTTTCTTCATGATTGGTTACTGATTTAATGCATGTTCCTAAATGTTCTGGTTGTATTATGTCCATATCATCTCCTAAGTCTTCGTTGACTAGCGTAGCGCCAGTTACAGCACATAGGTCTGATAATACATCTTTTTTGCTTATTCCGTATACTGGTGCATCTACAATGTTAACTTTTATGTTTCCTTTAGATTTATTCATTGCTAGCGCGGAAACTACTTGTTGGTCAACATCTGCAATAATAAGTAAACTTTTACCAGTTTTAATCACATGCTCAAGAACTGATTGTATTTTCCTAACGTTAGGTATTTGCGATTCAACTATCAAAACTAATGGATTATCTAGTTCAGCTGTACCTTTTTCTTTATTAGTAATAAAATGGTTATTCTTTAATGCTTGGTCATACTGAACACCCTCTATCAACTCTACTACAGTTTCAGGTTGCTCATTTGTTTCCATCATTACAACACCTGTTTCATCTACTAATCTAAATGCTTCACCTATAACTTTACCTAACTCTTTGTCATTGTTAGCAGATATAGTAGCTACTTGGTCTATTTTTTTACCAGTAACTTTTTTAGATTTTTTATTTAAATACTTTATAACTTTATCAACACCTGATTCAATACCTTGCTTCATTTCTCTTGGATTATCAAGAAGAGAATGTTCTGTAGCTTGATCTAGTATGGCTTTAGCTAGCACTGTAGCTGTAGTTGTACCATCACCAGCATCTGCTACTGTTCTTTGAGCTGCTTGCTTAATTAGCGTAGCCCCGATATTTTCTAATGGCTCTTGCAACGTAATAGCATTAGCTACTGTTACTCCATCTTTTGTTATTTGCGGTGTGCCATTACTATCTTCTAATATAACACATTTGCCACTTGCTCCTAGCGTTGAGCCTACTGCATTGGTAAGTTTTTCAACACCAGTTAATATCTGACTTCTGGCGCTATCACCAAAAGCCAGATTTTTAACTAACTTTAATTCTTGCATTTAATTTAATTTGATATAATTGATTTTGAATATTTACTCGAAGGTTTTAACTACTTTCGGTCCTTTGGTAAACTCTAGCTTTTTAGAATAATGTTCAATAGAAGCATCTATTGCTTGCTCTGCTCCAGCTATTGTTTCTCTTCTGGTAACATCTATCCAATCATCTGAGTCGATAGATTTATATTCGGTTTGTAAAAACCCATTAGGTAATTGAACTATTCTCCAGTTTTTCTTCTGTGAGATATGTTTCCAGTACTTAATGGTTTCTTCATTTGGTTGTGGTGCACTATTCCACGTGTTAGTGCGGGTATATAAAAACGTCATTGTATTTGGTTTTAAGTTAAACGTTGGTTATTATATACTATCACTTGATAGTTCGGTTATTTAATTTTATATGTATTTTACTTGCATAGTCATTTGTAAGTCACCATTAGTAGCGCCAGTACCTGTCCAACCTACTGCTGGTCTTGGGAAAACCACTACCATTACCTGTCCACTATTGAAAGTTGGAGTTACTCCTGTTCCTGCAAAGTTGTGGAATTTATATATCCAAGTTCCAGAATCTGCAGATGTAATTTGTAATGATGTTAAATTAGCTACATTAGTGTAATTTACAGTACCTTCTTGTGTATCCGGGTTAAGAAATCCATTAGTTAGTATACCTAATTTAAAATCAACAGTTCCGCTAGCGCCTATTGTAGGAGTATTACTACCGTTCCATTTAATTGCAACTTTCATTACTTCTATATCAGCCATAATTGGAATACACGGTCCGAAGTTAGATGATCCAACTTCATTAGGAAAAGTAAAAGAAGCTTGTCTGGGATTAGTTGCGCTGCTAGAAGACGACCCTACACTTGCGCAGCCGGCAAACCAATGATCTAAATTATCACCACCACCAGGTGCCCAAGAAATACCAGTACCACTAGAGGTTAAAACATCACCACTATTACCTTGAACTCCACTTACTTTTAAGTTTGTAAGATCTACAGTTCCATCTACGTTTAATTTCTCCGTTCCTGGAAATGGTCCAATACTTAGATTACCTGTTGCACTTAACTGCATTCTATTAGAACCTCCTGTAGCAAAATATAAAGGCGCAGAACCATTTGAGTTTGTATAAGCATCTAGTGTAGCTCTGCCACTAAACATTCCAATATTCATATAATATCCAGTATTAGAAAGCCCTGTATTTATAGATCTTATTAATGGATCGGCATCAGCTATTGCCATCTTAGTAGGAGGATTAGTAGTTCCAATACCAATATTTCCTGCTGAAGTAATACGCATCTTTTCACTTGAGTTAGTATTAAACATCATAACATCTGAATTGTCAGAGTAGTTTATTCTACCTTTGTCTTTGTTAGATGTACCTCCAAAATTAATTGCTGCTTGGCTTGTGTCCGGACAAGTTATATATAATTGATTATTTAAAGTTCCATTGAAAACTTCTAAACTACCAGTTGCTGTGCCTAATGCTGCTCCAATACCTATAGAAGATCCATTTTGAGATATTTGACTATCGCCTAAGGTGTTAGAATCAGTCCATCTTGGTATTCTGTTAGTAGTTCCAGATCCATCTACGTTAGAAGCTGATGTACTTATTGTTATGTTTCCAGTAGACCCAGACAAAGATATATTACTTCCAGCAGTTAAAGATAATACGCCTGTATTACCTACAGTAACATCTCCAGTTGGGTTACTAACAGATATACCAGGCCCAGCAGATATAGAGTCAACTACGTCTATAACATCTTTAATAGAAGATATAGAAGTATTTTTTGTTTTATTTTTATCTTTAGAATCTGATATTAATACCAGGTCCCCTGCATCTGCAGCAGTCTTAATAGGATATGTATATATTATTGCCATTGGTATTTTTTTTAATCTTTTTTAGTGTTTGTGAGGCTGTGCTTTTTTAACTGAGCTATTGTATCCGTATTCTGAAGCTTTTTTCATGTCATACATAACATCAGCTTTAGTGCCTTCACCAGTTTTCATGTCATGTCTAGCGTTCATTGCATAGTGCTCAGCCGACGTTTGCTTAGCCATAGGTCCTTTTTTATAAGCCATAGGTCCTTTAGGTTTCATAGCTGTAGTTCCTTTTTCTCTATCAACCACTGGCATGTCTTCTGTGTCAGCATCTCTAACACCCATTGCCATAGGTCCTTTTTTGTAAGCCATTGGGCCTTTTTTATCTAGCATTGCTTTTGGTCCATACATAGCTGTTGCACCTTTTTTCATTTGATAAGCCATTTTTTTAGTTTTATTTGTTAATTTAATCGTTTACGTAATATTGATCGTCTTTTGGTCCAGTTACTATTGGCTTTAATGGAGGCATTGTTTTTACTTTACTAAATTCTCCTTCGTCGATGTTTTTAGTATCGATAACTTTGCCGTCTTTGGCCCTTGTTAAGGTTTTTGGATTTCCAAAAGTATGGTAATCTTTTTTATCTTGCTCAAAATTCTTAAATCTAGACTTAATAGCATTTATATCTTTCATTAAGTCAGGTATATTTGAAGCTACTTGGCTCAAACTAGAATCTGAGGTGTTATTCTTGTCGTTTCCTGTGGCCTTATTGTCTGGTCCTCCGTGTAATTTAGCCATTGGGCCAAGTTCTTTTTTCATAATAATTAGTTTTTTTGTCTTATTTTACTATATTACATAAAATCACTAGTTTTTACCTAATTATATAGTGACAAATGCCCTTTATTAGTAGCTCTAAGCGGCTAATGTCACCCTGTAATGACAAATATAGGAGTTTTGTGTTGCCCCCTTCGTAATCTATTTACGTTCTTAAATCAAAATTGTTTTTATTTTTGGCGGCCGGCCATATTTTTTTATATTTTTTGTAAAACGTTTAGCGTTTTTTTTATAAGGCCCCTCCCTTTATATTTTTATATATTTATTACAAACTAAATACGACTATGTACTGATATTAATATAAACAATTAAACAATATAACAAATGCTTAAACTTAAACAAAACATAGAACTAATAATACTAACAATGTCTATCACTTCTATAATAACTATAATAACTTATAATATAATCACTAATGGAATTATAAATTATGTATCATTTAATGGAATTTAAATTATGAAAGATAAAACTAAAGTTGAACTTACACTATTGTTACTAACAATATTATTAATAATAAATGAATTCTTTATGTAAATAACAGAGAATACATGTGCTAGACTATACAACTAAAAATAACTAATAAACAAATGTACACTTGTACAAACTAAATACGACAACAAAAAGATAATATAATAAACTAAACTAAATATAAATAAATAAAATAAATAACATATGAAAACTAATAACTTAACTACTAAAAGATTTGTAATCAGAAAATCATTACTCGGTACTAATACTGTAATCACTTTCACTAACAAAAAAGATCTAACATTTACTTATGATCATGATGAAATTTACTCAACATTTCAAGAAAAGTTTGAAAGTATGCCATGTTTTCAACAGTACAAATCTTATACAAATAGTAATACTGTTCCAAAATTCTGCAGAGAATTAAGTACTCAGTCTTAATAAACTAAAACTCTTAGTTGATAGTCATACTTTAGAGAGTATAAATATAACGAACATATGACTCAGCACATAGCCGAAATGGTTGGTAGTGAGGTTCGACTCCTCGCTCGGTTACAAACTAAATACTACAAAGTGTAGATAATAATATAAACTAATTAAAATAAATAACTATGTATAATATAAATAATCCTTCAAACTGGTCTTGGTCAAAAGCTTTTGATGAAATGGACAAAACAGTAAATCAAGCTGAACTTACTCAGCAATGTATAAATCACGTTCTCAATTATCCTGGTGAAGCTAATGGTGTCTTCATGTCACTAAGTAAATCTCAACAAGATGATGTGTATGAACTACTAAATCAAGTACTATGAATAATTTAAATACTACAATCGACAAAGTAGCAATGTCAGAGTTTGACATGCACTACTATCAACTTGGTGATAATGAGAAACAATGGTGTCACGATGAAATGGTGAATAATCCAAAGTGGATAGATCCAGAGTGGAAACAACCAGGTTATGAAAGTGAAACTGATAAACTATGTAAATCACTAGGAATTTTCGACTATAAAGGTGGAAAGCCAGGTACAATAATAACTAAATAATATGAAAAAACTAATAATATCAGTTGGCGCTTTACTATTAATGTCGTCAACAAGTAATACAACTTATCCTTCAGATCAACTATGTTACGCTATGTTAAATGTAACTCAATTAAAACAAGAAATGTGGGAAGACTTACAACAAGGTAAATTAACACAAGAACAAGCTGAAAACTGGAGTGAACTACTAGAAGAAACTTATGTGTTTATCGAAGACTATTACCAACATTTACCTGATGGAACTTTAGTAGATAAATTTACAAATTAAATACGACAAGTAATAGATAATAACAATATGAAATATATACAAACAGATAACTTAACAATAATTGATTACGGCGACGGTAGTGGCAAGCTACAAATATACAACAAAACTAAATCTAGTTATGGTTGGTCACCAAGAAATCTTATCACATCTGACTTTGGTAAACCACTAAAAGAAATTACGTACAACTATGTACAAAAACAAGTAGATAAAGTGTATTCTACTTTTAACTATGATGAAATACACAAATTAATAACTAAACTAAATAACAATGACAAAAACTCTTAAACAAGTAGCAACATATCTAACTGAATGGAATATGCTAAAAATATATGCTACAATTATGACTACAGCTTTTTTATGTATATGGATTCCAACTATGTGTATAGCAATCAAAAATGTATTTGTACAACTAATATTACCAATATTTAAGTAATGACAGAACAAGATGTAATAGACAAAGTATGTGACAGAATGGTTATAACTTTGTATAATGAACTAGATTACTATATGTTTGAAGAATTAGGTCACACTGAAACTGATGACAAATATGTAAAAGAAGCTGATAGAATAGCAAGATTAATTATAAAAGAACTAACAAAATGACAGAACAAAAAGCAATTGAAGCAATCGCTAATGATATACAGGATGGTATCTACGGTTGGACACAGAAATGTGGTACAGAATGGCAGAAGTGGACATACTCACTAAACCAAGCAAGAAAAATATATGACGGTGAATTAATAATAGAATTAAATATAGACAATGAATAGAGATAAAGAGTGGGATTTTATTGAAGACGAAAAGTCTTTACTAGCAACAATGGGAATAGTAGTAAGAGAGCTAGCTATTAAATGTCCTAATGACCAAGAATTAGGTAAAGAAGTAAGAGCATTAATTAAAAAATACAAACTAAATACGAATACTAATGGATAATAATAACATGAAAACAATTAAATTTTACCCAAGCGACAGATCACTAATTAAATTAGATGGCAAATTATTAAAAGGCTACACTATAGATAGTATACCAGACGACATAACATCATGGTTTAACTATAAAGGTTTAACCTA